ACAAAGGGAATGTCATTCAGCGACCTGAAGTTGGGATTGCTAACACTGCAATGAAGTTGATGGTGAGTTTTTGCAAGGAGTTTGGTTTGACTCCAAGCTCCAGAACATCGCTGACAATGGAGCAGGCAGAGAAAATGGAGAGTCCTTTTGCTAATTTCATAAAGGGTGGTCGAGTTGGATAGAACAACCAAGTATGCCAGGGAAGTATTAGCCGGCAATATTCCAGCCAATAAATTGGTGAAGCTGGCATGCATGCGACATATGAAAGACCTGAAGAAGTCGATTCGGAAGAAGTATCCGTATGAGTTTGATAAGGAACGCGCAGATCGAGCGATTAACTTCTTCCCGTTCTTGAAGCACACCACTGGTGAATGGGCTGGCCAGCCAATTGAGTTGGAACTCTGGCAGTGCTTCGTAGTTGGATCCGTTTTTGGATGGGTCCGCAAGTCTGATGGGATCCGCCGGTTCCGGACGGCTTATGTCCAAGTGCCTCGTAAGAATGGAAAGTCAACTTTGGCAGCAGGTATTGCCCTTTATGGTTTGCTGGCAGACGGGGAAGCCCGGGCTGAGATCTATTCAGCTGCTACCAAGCGTGACCAGGCGAAGATTATATTCGAAGAAGCCAAGCGGATGGTTTTGACTTCCGATGATCTAAAGAAGATTGTTGATGTCTATAAGCTTAACCTCAGTGTTCCGGATACCTTCAGTAAGTTTGAGCCATTGGCTTCAGAGGCGGACAGCCTGGATGGATTGAATGTGTACTTTGCATTGATCGATGAGTTGCATGCGCACAAGACCCGGGAGCTTTGGGATGTCCTCGAGACTGCAACCGGCGCGCGGCGACAACCGTTGATGTTTCCGATCACCACGGCCGGATTTAATCATAATGGCATTTGCTATGAGCAGTATGAATACTCAACAAAGATATTGAACAACACTGCCGGTATTGAGGATGATCGTTACTTTGCTTATATTGCGCAGATGGATCCGGAAGATGATTGGCGGGATCCAGCAACATGGGCGAAGGCGAATCCGAACCTTGGGGTCTCAGTGAAGCTGGAAGACCTGGAGGCAAAAGCGAAAAAAGCCAAGGAAATCCCCGCGGCACAAAACAACTTCCTTTGCAAGCATCTGAATGTTTGGGTGAACAGTGAAGTGCGCTGGATGGATATGGAGAGGTGGCGCAAGTGCCCAACGCTTACCGAAGAGGAAGTAAAGGTGCTTAAGCTAGAAGAACTTCCCTGCATTGTGGGGGTCGACCTTTCAGCTACCACTGACATTACAAGCATCAACTTTGAGTTTACGCTTCCGGATGGCCGCGTATACGTTCACAGTCATTCCTTTATTCCGGAAGACAAGGTGGATGAGAAGATCAAACGAGACAAAGTGCCATATCGCCTATGGGAAAAGCAAGGGTATTTGACCTTCACTCCTGGGGCTGTGGTGGATTATGATTGGATCATTTCGTATATCATGACGAAGTCTGAAATTTGGGATATCAAAGAGATTTGTTATGACCCATGGAATGCTACGCAGATGGCCAACACTTTGACCAATGAGGGTTTCCTTTGTGTGGAGATCCGCCAAGGATACAAAACAATGTCTGAACCGACCAAGGATTTGTACAAGTTGGTTCTTAAGGGGATATACATTCACAACAATAATCCGGTATTGTCCTGGGCAATGAGCAATGCGGTTGCGGTTTCTGATCCAGCCGGCAATATCAAGTTGGACAAGTCGAAGGCGCAGTACCGGATTGATCCGGCGGTTGCAGCAGTGATCAGTCATGTTCGCGCGATTCTTCGACCTTATGAGAATGAATCCAGGAGCGTTTATTCAGAAAGAGGGATTGCATTTCTATGATGAAATTGAAAAAAGGGATCAGACGGATCGGGATGAGTTTTATCAAACACCTTGATGATCTGTTTTTGTTATTGGGCATGAGCCTACTGATTTATGGGATCCATCTCATATCAATACCCGCAGCGTTCATAGCTGCGGGTGTTTTGTTGATGGGGTTTAGTTTTCTTTTGGCGAGGGGGTGATAAATAAATGGGGTTATTCGGAAAGCTTGTAGAGCGGCGTGGTGATTCGATCGCAAATCCATCGAATTCGATGGTAAGTTTCTTAACCGGTGGACTGCAGAGTTATACAGGTAAGGTTGTCACGGAGGGGAATGCATTGACCTTTTCGGGCGTGCTTGCTTGTGTAAACGTGATCAGTGACACAGTTGCATCGATACCGCTATTTCTCTATGAGAAGAACCAAGACACTCGCACCAAGGCCAGGGACCATCCACTGTATGGATTATTGCATGATCAACCCAATCCAGAAATGACTTCGGCATCCTTCAGGGCAATGATGCAGGTGCATCTGCTTTTATGGGGGAATGCATATGCGGAGATCCAGTGGGGAAATGATGGATATCCAAAGGCATTATGGCCATTGAATCCGTCGACAACAATTATAGAACGAGAACAGGGTACCAAGAAGATCCGGTACCGGGTTTCGATTCCGAACGGGAAGCAGGTTCTTTTGCCGGCTGAAAATGTGTTGCACCTGGTAGGGCTCACTTTAGATGGGATCCAGGGAATTTCACCGATTGGACTAGCGCGAGAGGCGATTGGCCTTGGGTTGTCAGCTGAAGAATTCGGTTCAAGATTCTTTGGGAACAATGCAACTCCAGGTGGAGTACTGGAACATCCAAAGGCTTTGGGGAAGGATGCCCAGGGGAATCTACGTGAGTCATGGAATGAGATGCACAAAGGACTTGAGAACTCGCATCGTATTGCAATCCTTGAAGAGGGCATGCAGTATAAGCAGATTGGGATTCCACAAAAGGATGCTCAGTTTTTGGAAACGCGCAAGTTCCAGTTGGAAGAAATAGCGCGGATCTACCGAGTACCGCAGCATTTGATTGGCATATTGGATAAAGCGACATTCTCGAATATCGAGCATCAGGACATTTCGTTTGTGAAGCACACGATTCGTCCTTGGTTGGTTCGCTGGGAGCAGTCGATGGTTCGTTCTCTTTTGACATCGATCGAAAGAAAGCGGTATTCAATCGAGTTTAATGTGGATGGCCTTCTTCGAGGGGACATTAACACTCGATATAAGGGATATCATTTCGCAATTAACGATGGTTGGATGAGTGGGAATGATGTGAGGAAGTTAGAGAACATGGAACTGCAAGACGGATTGGATGAATACTTCATCAATGGAAACATGAAACCGGTGAAGGAGATTCTTCAGGGAGGTGGGAAGAGTGAATAGCAAGGACCGAGAACAAAGAAGTAATGTATTTTTACCAAGTGTTGAACTCCGTGCAGCTGAAGAAGGCAAGATGAAAAAGATTGTTGGTTACGCTGTGAAGTGGGATCAGCGATCGAAGCCGATTTGGGGATTGTTCCAAGAACAATTCAGAAAGGGCGCTTTTCAAAAGTCACTATCGAATCAGGAAGTTGTTGCAACATGGCAGCATCGTATGGAAGAGGTGCTAGGTAGAACGCCTGGTACTTTGTCAGTTGCTGAAGATGAGATTGGTCTTCGGTATGAAATTGATCCACCTTCTTGGGCGGAAAGGCATATCGAAACGATCGAGCGCGGGGATGTGCGGGGGAGTTCCTTTATCTTTCATGCAACAAAGGAAGAGTGGGATGAAACGGATCCAGAGATGGCAGTACGAACGGTGCTCGAAGCAGATCTGTTTGAGGTTTGTCCGGTTACCATTCCGGCATATCCGCAGAGTGTTGCATCGGCTCGATCGGCACAAGATGTTTTTGAATCACGATCAAGTGTAACTGAAAGTGCAGTTGAGCTTGAGTTGATGAAATTGGAATTGGATCTTTTAGAGATGGAGGGAAAATAGATGAATGAAAGAGCAAGAGAATTACGGCAACAGCGCGCGGATCTAATTGGCCAAGCTCGTGTTATGTTTGATAAGGCGGGAAAAGAAAAGCGAAGTATGAACGCAGATGAGAAGGTTGTTTGGGATAAGCACATGGCAGATGTGCGAAAGTTCGATGATCAGATTGCCGAGGAGGGGCGGAAAGATCAGATGGCTGCACTGGAGCAATCCATTGCTGGAGGTGGCGAACCTCAAGCAGGCCAGATTGATTTAGGTACTCGTGCAGGTACAATTCATCCAACGAATACACCTGAGTATCGTTCGGCATTTGGAAAGTTTTTGTCGGAGGGTCGTACTGCAGCATTCACCAATGAAGAGATGCGAGCACTGCAAGCCAGTGTTGCAATCAGTGGTGGAAACATTACCGCACCGCAAGAGTTTGTGAAGAAGCTCCTTGTTGGCTTGAAGTCAGAGGTATGGATGCGACAATTCGCTACTGTCTTTGAATTAACAACTGCTTTGAGCATGGGGATTCCAACGCTCGATACGGACATTGCTGATGCAGACTGGACAACAGAGCTTGCAACAGGTAGCGAAGGTACGCTGGAGTTTGGAAAGCGTGAGTTGAAACCTCAACCGTTAGCGAAACGAATCAAGGCTTCGGATACCTTGATGCGATTGGCTGCATTGCCGATTGAAGATATCATCCGAGATCGTTTGATGTACAAATTCGCAGTAGCTGAAGAGAAAGCCTTCTTGACTGGTGATGGAAACGGTAAGCCTTTGGGTGTATTTACACCAAGTGCAAATGGTATTCCAGTAGCCCGTGATATTTCAGCAGGTAATACCGCTACGGCAATTACCTATGACGGCTTACTAGCAACGAAGATGGCATTGAAAGAGGGATACCGTCGAAGTGCTCGATGGATGTTCCATAGTGATGCGGTTCTTCAGATCCTTCAGCTGAAGGATGGAAACGGTCAGTATGTTTTGAATCCGAATCTACCTGAAGCAGATAAGATTTTGAACATGCCTTATCATACTTCTGACTTTGCTCCAAATACATTTACAACGGCTCAGTACGTTGGTCTTTTGGGTGATTTTAGTCACTACTGGATTGCTGATGCATTGGATATGAGAGTCCAGCGTCTTATCGAGTTATATGCCGAGAACAATCAAATTGGCTTCATTGGCCGTAAAGAGACTGATGGTCAGCCTGTAATGGGTGAAGCCTTTGCCCGCGTCAAGTTGGGATAGGAGGTAATTGATGAGAGTTAAAATGAAGAAGACATCCGCGTCTAGCGCGGGTGTCTTTTTAAACAATCATGAGTATGAAATTGAAAATGAATTTGCAGAGTCGTTGGTTGCGGTGGGTGCTGCTGTTTCTCTTGAACCTGCACCGGTGACGGTCGAAACTGAACCGGATCCGGGTCCTGAGTTAGTCAATGTTGGTGGTGGGTATTATGAGTTGCCCGACGGTGAACGAGTTAAGGGAAAAGAGAAGGCAGAAAAAGCGCTGACCGATTACCTGGAGGAGCAAGAGGAAAAGCCTGCAGTTGATGCAGCTGATCAAAAGGGCGATGAATAATGAGCGTTAAACTGATTACACCGGCAAATTCATTACCAATTGAGTTGAATCTTGTTAAGCAGCATTTGCGATTGGATGAGGAGGATACTTCTGAAGACGTATTGTTGGCTCAATTTATTCTGGCAGCTGAAGGTGTGTGTGAGAACTATCAGGGAAGGGTATTTTCGAAAAAAAGTTATTGTGCTTATTTTGACTGGATCGTGGAATCAGCGAAGCTACAATTCCCTCCTTTGATCTCTGTAACCGAAGTGAAAGCGAAGCTTTACGATGGTACGGAGATAGTTATCCCATCAGCTGATTATTTTGTGGATACGAGTTCATTTCTTGGGAAAGTGATCTTGAAGGAACCATCCAAATATTTGGGAACTCATTTGGAACCGGCCGGCTATCAGATTGTTTTTGAAGCGGGTTACGATACGCTTCCAGACAATTACCGCCAGGCACTTTTACTTCTAACGGCTCACTACTACGAGAATCGAGAAGCAGTGCTTATCGGTACGATCTCAAAAGTTATGGAGTTTTCTGTGTTTGCATTGCTGGATCCTGACCGGGTGGTGGTTGTGTGAGAGCAGGGGAGTTGAACAAGCGAATCACATTTATGGTGAAAAGTGAGGGTGGTTCTGCTGAAGGGTATCCGGAAGAACAGCAATATACCCCGGGTCCTTCGTGCTGGGCGGGAGTGAAACCAATTACCGCCAAAGAGATCTTTACTGGAAATACGGAAAAGACAGAAGCTACGACATTGATTACGATTCGGTACCGAAAGGATATAGATGAATCCTTTGTGATTTCGTACAATGGTGAGATTTATGAGATTGAATCGATTGTCGATGTGAACGAGGGACACT